CTTAACCAAGTAACCTAGCCTAGTAATAGAACTAGGGGACGACTGAAGGTAACTGAACCACATAACAACTGATGTACGGGTGCTCCACTAGCTCGTAACCTCTCAGGTGGTCAGTAGCGAAGTGGGACGAACTATAAGACGGAGGGTAACCTCTACTGTAGTAACTAGTAATCACGTTGTAACGTAGAGTAGCTTACGCTTAACTTAGTAAAACTTAACTATAGGAGGGTAGTGGTTCCTCCTCCACCTGAAGGATGGGGTCTCCACCACTACAAATAACAAAATGATCCGTTAGCTACATAAATATATGCAGGTATGGCGAAACTGGTAGACGCAAGGGACTCGAATGGGTCACATACGAAAAATGAGTTGGTAGTGAGATGATCGCGTAACGACTCAACCGAAAGGCGTATGTAGTATTTCCGTAAATTCGGCGAAGGCTTTTAAGAGCATAAATAATGTATAGGGTGGATACTCGACTGCCTATACTAAAATCTTATCTGACTAACGCCGAGCCAAGCTGCATATAATTCAGTCAATACTGTATTCCAATGTCTCCCATTTATGATATGGAATTACCCCAGATGATTGATTATACAAATATGTTAAGCATTAGGAGCTGTGAGACTAATAGGCTTGAACCGTAGTCTAAACGGTAGCCGAATCGTCCATTAAATAACAGCTACTTAACATATTGCAGAAGGTGTAGAGACTAGAGACGGAATACCTAAGTCATCACTTTAAAATTACAAGTTTTATAAAACTTATTAAAGGGTGATATGGTGATAGCATAGTCCAGACCACAAACAAATCTCACAATCTAGAAATGGGTGAGCGTAAGATTTTGGTAGCGAAAGCTATAGTGGTAAGTAAAATCCCTCGGTTGTATAACTGTGTCGGTTCGAATCCGACTACCTGCACCACGATTAATAGCTCCGGTAGCTCAGTTGGTTAGTAGCCCCCGGCCCATAACCGGGTTGTCGTGAGTTCGAATCTCTCCCGGAGCACCATCTTTTAGGAATGTCGCTATGAATTATGATATAATTTTGTGGTTCTGTGACTATGAAATAATACAGACAATAGTAGGTACAGCTTTGATTGGGTTACTTGCTATCGAAACCGTTAAAACAATATTTTCGTTAGACTAAGGAGGTCGAGCGATGGTTGATATAATCGATGTAGATGAGATTGAGTTTGAAGATACCGATGAGCTGGATATAGCATCAGATGAATATGATATCGATGCTGATGATTCTGATAATGAATCGGATTATGAAGATGACGATGAAACTGATGATATCGAGATCGAGGATGAATTAGATCTCGACGATTATGAACCTGAAGAAGATTAAGTATGCATCCCTAAATGATCGTGTACTCAATACAGTTAAGGTCGGTATTACTCCTGAATATGCTAAGGGGCTTGTAGTCTAGGCTACAAGGTATTTAGGTAACTAGCAGGTATGGCGAAACTGGTAGACGCAAGGGACTTAAAATCCCTCGGTTGTATAACTGTGTCGGTTCGAATCCGACTACCTGCACCACAATTAATAGCTCAGGTAACTCAGATGGTAAGTAAAATCCCCCCGGCGAAAGCTATGCGAGTTCGAATCTCGCCAAGCGCACCATTTATGAAAAGTATTAAACGGGATATAGCTCAGTATGGTAGAGCGTATGCCTTGGGAGCATAAAGTCGCTGGTTCGAATCCAGTTATCCCGACCATAAATCAATTCCGAAGTAGCTCAGTGGTAGAGCAGATGGCTGTTAACTATCTTGTCACTGGTTCGATCCCAGTCTTCGGAGCCAAATTTTTCCGATATGTTTCGTATATACGTAACTAAATCGTATACGCATAAACGTATTAGCTAAGGAGCGTCGCGTACTCCTATCGGAAAGTATTAATTGTAGTGGTCGTACTACTAGTGAAGGTCTAGGATCAAATGAATTGTATTGGGTGATTGGTGAAATTGGTAGACACGCATGCCTTAGGAGCATGTGTCGTAAGACGTATCGGTTCGAGTCCGATATCGCCCACCAGTAGTAAATCTATAAGAGTGTAATACATTAGCTACCTTGATCGGGTAGCTAATGTATTACCTTTTTGACGTTATTATATCAGTAAAATTTAGATCGACATTTGTACATCATGGTGATATAACATAAGTCGATTATATTAAACTAGAGAGGTTATGTTATGAAAGTAGTACGTATAAGTATGATTGGCGTAGAAGCAGCAATTGCTCATATAGTTGATGGTAAAAAAGGGCGATTCTATGCAATTTCTCATGGTCAGGAAGGTAGAGGACGTTGGGAGTTAAGAGTACCTCTCGCCTCTCGTGAATTTCCTGTTCCAACATCGCCAGTACAGGTTGCGGTAGTAGGACATAATACTGGTTCATTTGGTGATATCATTAGTGTTGCTCTGAGTTGTGGGCATAATATGTTTCCAAAAGAAGCCGTTGTTATTGGAGAAAAAGTGATATGCGATAAGTGCTATCATCAAGAGATCAACCTGTCGGAGATAGATCTTAAATTAGTAGATTTGAAATCTGAGGATGCCCGAGGTAATAAAAGATATTTACTGGCTAAAGGTGAAGCTGATAACACGTATTTAGTATTACTCGGTCTTTCTTCAGGATATCGGGGATCGGCGACCTACACCGTTGAAGGAAATGCTGAGATTGTTGGTGTAGGTTATGTCGCTGATGGAATAGCTGGTAGAGTCGGCGGGGCAGATGCTCCGATGATATACGTAAATGGACCATGTGTTATTTCCTGGTCCAGATCTGGTCGGATTTATGGAACCCCGCGTGATTGGGTAGCAAGGTTTGACGGGGAGAGATGGGAAGTAAGTAGTGTCGATGAATGCTCAATAGAAGATGCGGCGTTGAACTATTGATCGGTTAGTGAAGGATTAGGTAGTAATGACGCATTAGTAGTTAAGTTCTATACTAACCTTAATATCTCAACTAATAAAATATACGGGGTTCATTAGCTGATTCGTTTTTATCAGTAGTCACTGACTCTAATAATAACATCATCTGTTGTGGATGGACTACTAGTGAGAGAGCTGGTAGTTATGATGCTTTAGTAGTTAAGTTCGATCGCGTAGTTGATTATTTGATATTTACTATAATCAACTACGCTACCATCATAGTATATTTTTTAATACGGTTAGTCGATAGTGTTGATCAAATTAACTTATCTACATAAATTCTAGTAAGGAGTCAATCTTGAAGATTTATTATCACGTTAGCGATCTTGATGGGAAGTGTTCTGGAGCTATTGTAGCTAGACGTTATCCGAATGCAATGATTATACCATACAACTATTGGTATGATTTTGAACGTACATTTTGTAATACAGATAAAAGTGTTGATAAAGACGAGGAACTGATATTTGTTGATATATGTCCGAGAGCTGATACCTTAATTAATCTACTCGAAATAACGAAGAATATATTAGTGATAGATCATCATGATACCTCATATGAAGATCTTAAATCTAATAACTTTCCGATTAAACATGTATTTGATACTAATAATGAGATGGGGGCTTGTAGGTTAGTTTGGGAATACTTTTATCCGAATATACATGTACCGGAAGCTGTTAAATTGATAGCTGAAAGAGATGTTTGGAAACGTACTATTGAAAATGATAAGTTCCATTTTGGTATGCTAAGTCTATCGAATTTCCCTACCAGCAGACACTGGGACAAATTATTATCAGATCATCCGATAGTTGATTCAGTTAAAAATATTGGTAAACATATTCTCGGATATTTAGTTCCATGGTATCAACTGCTGATATGTCAGTATGGGATAGAAGGTACTATTGATGGACATAGTGCTATTTTTATTAATCAAGGTGGAATAGATGGTACAATATTCGATTCCATCTATAATAAATATCGTATACATCTTAAAGGAGTATATTGTAGAGATCAGTCTTGGCATATGACGATATCTACTGATCGCTCTAATACTGATATCGATGTTGGTAAAATAGCGTATCGATATGGTGGAGGTGGTAGATCTACAGTAGCTGGATTTAAGGTAGAAGAAATATCAGAGGTATTTCTACCCAACAAAAAATGAAATACTGACTCAGCTTACTGCATAATAAGCAGTAAGCTGAGTCGGTGATATTAATTGATTACGACTATTTCTTTTTCTTGTACTCCGAAGTTCATAGCATAATCTTTACTACCTACGAGTAGATCCATAGAATTTTCATATCTACTATTCATGAGATCATTAACTCTTCTAACTCCCACTCCAGTTATATATACTTCTTTACCAAGTAGATGTTTTAGATCTCTAGATACTGCACATGTTTTACCTGGAATAGGTTTTTCCATAATAGCAGTATTCTCAGGGTCATCATTAGTTTCATCTTTAGATTTAGTATAAGCTGAGATGCGTAGGTTAAGAGCTGATAATGATGCTACTTTATTTTCAAGTTCACTTACCTTTTGCTCATAGTCTCTAGATAGATCGTTAATTAATTGCTTCTGTTTAATATTACGGGCTGATAGAATATCAATCTGCATAGATCTTTCATGGTATACCATACTAATAACTAATACCATGATCAAAAATTTAGTAGTAACTGACATAGGTACCTCCGTACTTAGAATTAATGTGAAGATAATACTGATTCAAATTAATGATATATATTTAAAACACCACACTTACACTTTATGGGTGTAAGTGTAGTGTATGAACATGTTAATACTATATCTTTTCAAAGGATATTAAAGTTATATACAACGCTATTGCAATAGTTAATCCAGAAACAGTAGATTCTCTACGACTAACCTTAGTTCTCTTAAATAGTTCATTTAATGAGTACTTAACGTTGATGAGAATAGGATCAGATGATCTAGCCGCTGAGTATATATTTTTTGTGTTAATATAGATCATTATTTTATTACGTATATTGATCTTAGGATTATGAATAGCTGAATTATATATCGTATACACGATACGACTAATTAATTCCTCAGTACCATAATAGTAATCTGTACCATCACTTTTATGAATGATTTTATTCTTAGTATTATCATGTTCATTGACTAATATTTCATCTGAAATAGCTTGTAAAGCTCGGCGTATGATATTCGTATTAATACGTGGTATAGATTTCTGTACCATTTGTATATAACGATTATCTATGAAGGCTGTTTTATTATGAGCTTTATAGTAGACTGATGAACTTATATTACTAAAACCATTAATACGTTCACGTAAGATCTTTTCACCATCTAAGCTAGTTGTACTGGAATGTGATCCAAGTATATTACCAGCTTCTTTTAGAGTATAATACTCACCAGTGATGATCTTTAATTGACTTCGTATACGAGTAGATGTATCCGATAATAAATAAAGAACATCCTTATCATCTTTAAGTGTTTTAAATGTGTTATATGATTTATTCTTATGATCTATTAGTGATTCTGATCTATTGGTTATTACCTTTTTCCAAGTATCAAATTGCTTAATAGCGAACTTAAGATTAAGTCCTTCTATTACAGTTTGCATCGTATCATAATCAGCTTTATATGGAAAGTAATGATTAATGGCACTACTCATTATCCTATATTGTAAATAATTAAGTACATTAACTGATAGCTTATGAGCATCAGCTGAACTTAATTTAGATGATAATGTTTGATGCACTATGAATATACACAATAGGTTAAATGCGTCACTAACTACTTTAAATGCCTCGTTAATAGACGGGGTATCACGGATGATTTTCTGAAACTCTGATATATTAACATTAAATATATCGAATAGCATATCTCTATCATTCGTCATAAAGATAAATTTATGTACACCAAATACATTTGAATTTAAAGTATTCGGATGATGATCTCTTATCTCAAACTGTAAAACTAATTTATTTACAGAATTAGCTACTTCTGGAGTTATGTTTAATTTTATTTGATTTAGATTATCAGCGATATAATTCTTCACGATTTTATCTCAAATATGGATTGTATTTTAGCTGCATAGTAAATAGCCTTATTACTAAGTAGCTCATCAATATCTTCAGCTACTTTACGTAATTCTGGATCAACATTATTATCCCCGAATAATCTTGATAAGATTTTTCTTAATGATTTACCTGGCATTAATAGTATCGATTTTAATATATAACTAGTCATCCGATATAGTCGAGGTTTAACTCGATTAAGATCGAAATTCATCTTATCTATATCATTAAGAATATCATTACGTACATCATGAGGTAAAGATGAGTTCTTAAGTAGATCTCTCATGTTATTTATATTACGTCTGGCTCGTTTATAATCACTCTCATAATTACTGTAATCTTCTAATGTAATACCTAATAGATAAGATGCTACAGATGTTGGTAATGAGAATATTACTACATAAAGCTTGAGTATAGATGATTCTCGTAATATACGACCAGTTATCGGACCGAGATGATATAATTTGAATATTTGATTACCTAATGTAGTTAATTTAGTTAATCCACTATTTAAATGTTTACTCATCTGATATCGGCTTACATATTCATCAGCTAGTCTTTCGAACATTGAAGCCGCATTGTAATCTATACCTCTATTGCGAGAACCTGACGAATTAGTACTAGTGTATGATAATAATGGTAATAAAATTGATGTTATTGACCCTACATAAAGTATACCCAAAGCTGTTAGTAATTGGATTATACCAAATAATATTACTTTTATTAATATATTGAAAGATCCTTGGTATACTAAATCTTTGACATTGTGAATATCAGATATATCTAATTTCGATGATGACATAGCATCTTTCATTCTTGATTGCAATTCAGTCGTTAATGTAAATAGATTCTCTGATAGTTTTAATAGTTTATCGGGTATATCTTTTTTACGATTTACCTCAGCTAAAAAATCAGCAACTTCATCTAACGTCTTACCAGGATCTTTTTTGAATTTATCATTAACTGCACGTAATACATTATTACCGTAATATCCAGCAAATGATAAATCAGCTACATATTCTATCCATGAGAATACATGACCAATTTCATGTAGTAGAATAGCGGTTATTTCTTTTGGAGTTGGTATAAACTTTTCACCATCAATAATAAGTTCATCTAATACGAATAATGCTGGTGAAAACCCTAAGGTGATATGTAAACCTTCAGATGATCCTACTGAACCACTTGAAGATTTCATACCAGCATATCCTAGGTTTATACGACCTTTTGATCGATCTAGATTATAACTCATATCTAGTATATTGGCTAATTTCTTATTAGTCATTACGCTTAATTGAGTATTATCATCAGTAGTATTATTAGCTCTATTCATTAGTTTAATCAATAAACTATCAATATCTTTTACTGAGCAGAATATTAATGAATACATCGATATATCAGTTGATGGTAATAATACTATTTTATCAACATCTATATTAGTATATTTAGATATGATCTTCTTTAAATTAGGAGCGGTATGTTCAGATATGTATTCTGATAGATCATTATGCTTACGACTAGCATCTTCTTTATCTTTAGGTTTACCATATTCACTATCGTAGTTATGTGCAAAATCGAATACTTTCTCAAATTCAGTTGATAATTCTTCTGGAAATTTACTATTAACCTGATGACTGATAGCTTCTAATGCCCAATTAAATATCGGGGATTCTGATATTAATGCTGGTATGATCATGATGATATTAAACTCCTCGTAAAAATATTGATATATCCTCAGCAGGATTATTCGAATTTTGAAATGGTAAATATTTCTTAGCCTTTAACTGAGATAAACTATGAACATCTAGATCATCTTCAGTATTAGGTAATATCTTCTTAAGTTTATTTCCTTTATGAATTAACTCAACCTTCTTAGTAGGATTAGCTTCATATTTGATTTGTTTATCTATACTAGATATTTTAAACTTAAGTTCTTCTATATTAAGGCTCGCATCATCTAGCTTAACATTATTTATTCCACTTAATATTATACTAGGATCGGCTTTAGCAAAATCGTACATACGGAGATTATCACCAAAAAATGCTACATAGGCTGTTAATATATAACTAATAACTGTATCATCATGACTCCCACCACTATGATCTATACGACCATTTTTAATAGTTAATCCAGCTATTTCGTTAATTAATTGAGGATCATGTAATTTATCAGCACATTGTTCTAATACCTTAAAGAATACAGTCTTATATAAGAAGTTACGACTCTTCATTTCAGTTCTAAAACCAAATACATTTCGTTTAGTATGATGTATCTGGAATAATTCTGATAAAGGCATATTTTCTTGTACGGCAGTATTGTATATTCTTGAATAAGGGTAAATACCTTTCTCTTCAAGTTTAAGTAAACAATAATCGATTATCGCACACCCAACACTATTTCTTTCGGGTATGAATAGTATATTAGATTTAACTAACCATCTCATTACAAATAAAGCTACTTTGATGATATTTGTAGCATTACATAGAGCTGCTCCTATAACGCTTAAATCTCTAGCATCTGAAAATATGAAACTGGTATAATCTCTACCAACATTCTCAGATGCATCCATTCCTATCATTATCGGAATACTATCAAAATCAGGACCTAATACTGTACTTTTCGGTATATACCACTTTATCATAAACTCATCTACATATTGAACATATTCAGGTTCTCTTTTATTCTTGTACATCTTAGCTAGAATTTCTTTATCAATCGGATTACTCTCAGTACCAAACGTCCATCTATTAAGAAGATCCCTAGCGATAATATCTTCACCGCCACTAGTTCTAGCTGAGGTAGTATCGAACCACTCTTGAGATTTGCCTAATTGAGAATAACTAAATTCACAATATACCATACGCTGCGGACTATTCTGTTTTACTATATTTTCTAAACTCACTATATCCGGAGTATCATATAACGTTTCAGTAAATGTCAGAGAGTTACATAATAGATTATGTGTAAATCTACCTTCAGTTGTATTTAATTTACCAGCTGTAGTAGTAATGATATTACCATACGGCTGATGATGTAACTTCGCTGTTTCAATTGCAGCATTGGTTGAGGATATAGCTACTGGATAAGTTATATCAACATTAGTAAAATATGCCATCTCATCCCAATGCTGACAAGGAGTAGTCATACCTCTACCAAGTTTCTCTGCTCCAGCTACCGATCCTTGTGAAACAAAAGTTAGGTATTTAGTATTCAAAGCTGAGTACTTTATTTCTTCACTATTATCAGTATCATTACGCTCTCTACTAATGAACCATTCAGGTAGACCATCACGTATATCTTTTAATCTACTAACATTTTCCTTTCTAAGCTTAGCATCTTTAGCTAGCATAGCGAATGTTATGTTCATACCAGTTACATACATAATCAATGCTGCAATACTTATTGTACCAATAGTTTTACCTAACTGACGAGGCATAACAAGCATTACATCAATGTGGTTACTGAATAACCATATCAAACTTAGATTAGCTCTATTTAAAATGAAATGTACTCCATCTGAACCAGTAACAGGAATACGTAACATCTCTCGATAAAAATACCAAGGATTCAATTTACATTCGCGAGCTATTCGTAATTTTAACTCAGTTGAATTATCAGTCAGATTATGCGGATCAATACTCTTTAACTCAGTATCTAGTAGTACTAAAAAGAATTTATTATTCTCAATACCCATACGTTTTAATATTTGATGCATACGTATAAAACTTTTATTCTGAGTAGAAGTATCAAAATGATCTGATGATAGATCTATCCAATCATTTTTAAATAGTATCATAATAACCTCGTAAAAATAATTAAACTGACGACTCCAGCTCAAAAGAACTGGAGTCGTCATAGGTGGAGGAGAGAATGGCGAGCAGATGATCAGACTAACGCAAACAGGTATATTGTGGTCGAAATATACCTTAGTCAGAACAGTACTCATGATATTGTTATCATAATATCAGATATACCATAGTCTTCTAAGACGAATTCGTTAGTTATTTGTAGTGGTGGAGACCAATTCCTTTGGGAGGGGTACTTGACTAGTTATTGTAATTCTATTATGTCGAATAGTTTAGCCTTTATTAATAGATTCTTTTGTTTAGAACTAAGCTGATTGTAAAATGGATGACGATTAATATTTGTAAATTTATATACATTATTTACTTTAAGTACTCGGTCATTTAAATCTGAAACTAATACCTGACCTATACGATATTTATTATACTCGTCGTAAACTCTAGTAGTCCAAATAGATTGATTATTATTCAGTCTATTTAGTAAGGCCTTATGTTCACTATATGGAAAACTGATATGATATACTTCTTTCCAATCCCAATTCCAATAATACATACGAGCATTAATAGCCTTATCAGATTCATCATGATATTCGAATTCGTTGTACTCACCAGTCCGATCCTTAACTGATATTTTACCTATGCACTTAACTGGTAATACCGGATTTATTACCCAACACTCGTGGGTTATATGTGCGTCAGGTATTAGATTATGCTCGATAATAAATTCGTTAGGAACTATTGTAATATTCTTATAGTCTTTCGGTTCGTATACATAAAAGTCGTTATCTTTGATTCCATTACCTAGAGCGGCTAAACAGTCTCCTATTGATGGAGCAACTGAAATACGTTTGATTGTATTTTCTTCATCACCACTACGAGTAAATTTATTATCCGGTAATCTAGTAGTTAGTTCGAACAATTTAGCTTTAGATACGTGAAATAATCTAAAATTATTATCAGTTAATTTTTTACTTTGCAACATAACTTTGTCAAAACGTTGCATATATTCGATTGATGATATATCAGCTATGATGTGTGACATACTAATCCTTTGAGTATTAAGCTCGTAACATATTTTCTATTAATGACGGTTCTTTATCTGAATCATCTACCAATGACGATATCATACCTTCCTTCATATATGAACCGATAATTCGTGCTGATGTTGATACTGGTCCATGAGATATCTGATGTAATGGAACGATGGTTGGATTATTTTTCATAGTAGTATGTCGATAGAAAGTATATGGATCTTTACTATCTCGATACATATGTGCGTATATCATCTCAAAAATAGAGTGGTTGATATTCAGATTTATACCATTACATTTATTATCATTATCAAATAATCTACTGATAGATTCATACGATACGAACTTAGGTATTTTACCTAGAGCTATAAATGACATAAATAGCTCATAGGCTATGTTACTGTTCTTAATAATTGTAGCTTGTTGAATGAATACGTCATCACGTTTTAATTGTAAGACTATATAACGTTCTCCATCATCTTCAGCAGATGATATATCTGAAAAACCGAACATAAGTTTAGTTATGATCATTAGTGATGCTTCTAGCGTATCATTCAGTTTCAATTTAACTACACCTAATGATACGCAATAATCTCCGATAACCTCAAAGAAATTACGATCTCGATATATCTCAGGAATTAGTATCTCTAACTTGTTCCCAGTAAATATCCACTGGTCACCTTTTCGTATAAAAAATTTACTGATATCAGTTAGATTAGCCACTGTAAGTCTCCATTAATTAAGTAGTTTAAACAGCCTGTATCGCTTATAATATAGGCTGAAATCGATATAAATCAATCTAATTTCGTAAGGAGCTTATCTCTTATGCAAGCTACACCATATTTCTCAGTTGAAACTTTCATTATAGATGATGGATATAAATTAGGTAAAGGGGTTAGAGATAAAGATGGATATTTTACTGATGTACCTGTAGCTGTATTGGGAGCTACAACTCGTAATATGACATCTTATGATACTAAGACTTTTCTAAATCAAATCAAAGGACCTGATACTAACTATTATAAACGATTAACGGAAGGTTGTTTGTTTGGAGAATGGGGACATCCATTTGTCGATCTCAATAGTCAGATGGGTATGGAGAGGTTACTCAACCTCGATCCTCAAAAACAGTCACATCATATCCGATCTACTAAAATAAAACGATTAGATGATCTAGGTATTGACATCATTACGATTGATGCTAAAGGTTCTGGACCATATGGTAAGTATTATGATGAAGCTATGCTAGATCCTACTAGGAACTTAGCTCATTCATTACGTGGTTTATCTAAAGCTTCTCAGAATCGAAATTCTAAAGTTATTAACAAGGAACTTATTAGCTTAGTAACATTCGATGCTGGAGTAGCTAGTGGTGGATTTAAGCATTCATCTAAACGTTACATGAAAGCTGTAGAAGGATTACAGTTTGATTCATATGAAGAAATACATGTACCAGTTAATAATACTAATTTCTCTATGGTTCGTAATGTTGCTCTAGAGAAATTTACTAATACAGAACTTAACGATCTAATGAAATCAAATAAAGTTATATTAGGCTCAGTAATAACTGGATATGTTGATACAACAAATAATGTTGTAGTTGATCCTGATAGTAAGAAAGTATCATCATTATTCCACTCATTTGTTCATGTTAAGAGGCCGTAATCATGATAACTCCAGTAACATTTGCTATTGACCAAAATGATTCATTATCCGATATACAATTTTGTGGATCAGGTCAGTTTGCGATAAAGCTGAATAAAATTGATAAAGTTTGTAATATATGGTTAAGCGGTGAGATCTATTATAATGTTCAGTCGTATAGTCGACTTATGTCTTTACTAGTTAGTTTATCAGAAGACTATATCGTATACATGAATATTAATAGTCCAGGCGGAGCTATCAGTACAGCATGTAATATCATTGCAGCAATGCAACAGTGTAAAGCTAAAATCATTACACGTAATATGGGTTTAGCAGCTTCATGCGGCTCTCTTATTCTAGCATTTGGTAGTGAAATAGAAATATGTCATAATGCTATTACTATGTTTCATAGTTCTGCTACTGGATATAATTTCGAGGTATCTCAGAGGATACTTAATAAGACTGATCACCTAGTAAAGTATACAGAATATTTGTTAACACTTATACAGAAAAAGGGACTAATAACTCAAGAAGAGTTTGACGGTATTATCAATAATACATTCGAGTATTACATACCTGCTAACGATATGGTCGATCGAATTACAAAAGCTGGTATATTGTATCGAGGAGATAGGTAATCATGGATATGCAAACGATTAGCTTAATTTCAGATAAATTCTATTCAGATTCAGATATAGTTCCAAGTATGGAAAGTATAGTTAAAAGTGGTGTTGTAGCTATAAATGATCATAATGATCTAATGAAATTATTTCATACAGTAAGTGATCTGAATAAGTCTCCTAAAATAGAACCTACTAAATTTATCATTCCTAGTGATAATGTCGATGAATATATACTTAATATCAATATGGCATTATTAGAGACATTCTCTTATGGAATAGGAATAGATAATGGACAAGCTAAGTCTCAGTTTATTCGTCAATTATCCGATATGAAAGAAACTGATACCTTGTATGTTTTTACTGATTTAGTATTTGATGATATAAATCTATCTATGCTAATGGATGGTATTTTCATCTGCAATCTAATTAGAGATACTAAATGTACTAAACTTTATATGATGAATAAACTTATCGGTATGGTAGATTTATTCTTCGGAGCTACTTGTAATGATGTAGTTGTAGGAGATTTAGCTGCATTATCTATAACTGATGCTCACAATGCTAGTTCTCTACCTAGATTTTTGATTAACTCATTTAACAGTATAGTTAAAGATACTTTCAACTATTGGACTGATAAGAAACTCATTACATCGGAAGAAAGATTAGGTATTATGAGTAATGAAACGCAATTTAGTATATTCTTATTATGTCCAGAAATCAAACGTCGATTAGGTAAACTCGGAGAATAACCATGTCAAAATCAATCAAACTCACATTGATTTCATTAAGTCGAATATTATTTGCAATAAGCTGTCTTGGAATAATTGGTATATATTGTCAATCTATATCGAGTACTACAGAATTCTCAGCATGTACATCAACTATCATAGGTATTATAGTTGCGGCATGTGCTGGAGGTTATGTATCGTTTGAGTGTAAGAGTTTATTTAAACAATTATTGCACGTGTAAGATATTTTTGATATACTTAGTACTATCAGCTACTGAGCGTAAATGCTCAGTAGCTGATAGTATTTCTTTTTAAACGTATTCAATAATAGTATTTGTATTGTATGATAACGGAAGTACGATGTTATCACCATTTAGTACCGTTATATCTCCATCAGTTCCATCAAATACACTTTGATGATGGTTAGTTAAGAATATCTGACTAACTATTTCTTCATAGATCAGATCTATTAATAATTTAGTTAATCGAATACTATGAGCTGAATCTAAAGCTCTATCTATCTCATCAACATATATTGGATAATCGTTATATTTTAATTCGACGATCATAGCTAAACAAAAACACAATTGAATGATAGCTTTCTGTCCATCAGAGCAACTAGATATATCTTTCAATTTAACATCGTCATCTATCACTACACCTATTTCGAATGTAGGTATATCATCATATCGGATAAGCTGCATAGGGTATGTAGCTAGTCTAGAAATGAAATAATTTGTTACTTTTATCACGTCATTGATGAAGGTTTTTATATAAACTATTGGTAACTCCTGTAAGGCATTTTCGATAGTCTTAGCTAAGTCCAACTTAGGACTAAGTTCACTAATAACTGAATCTACCTCTTTATCTAGCCGCTCTATAAGCATCTCCTGATCTTTACTTATCTTAATTATATCGATAAGTTCTTTGCGTATATTAGATAATAGAGTATTCATACAGTTTAATAGCTTAGTTAGATATTCGATATTAGCCGTATCCTCTATATATTTCATATAGACATTATTAGTATCATTAAGTTCCGATAATTTTAAATTGATACGTTCAAACTGATTTACATGTTTCAATTTATTATCGATACTAGCTAGCTGTATCTTTTTATTATCATACTTACTATACAACTGTTTAAATTTATCGGTATACTTAGATAACTCATAATTGATTAAATCATCTGACAATTGTTGTCTAGATTTTGCTAGATCACTTACTTTCTCTAATTCTGCTATACGATTCATTATCAAACTGTATTCATAATAACGTTCATTCCTATCCAGATACTGTTGAATTTCATCATATATTTTCATTGGCGACTTGATGATCTGTTTCGATATAGATTCATCAGTGAAATATATCCTAAGTGGACTAGATAGTATTAGGTGTTTTATCTCGTCAATTATAGTCCATATACGAGATTGTTCATCCCAATTATTATGATCATGATCGTACTTATCTTTAAGCTCAATAACACATTTACGTTTAGCTTTGATAGATGTATATAATTCATCTAGCTCAGTTTGTTTTTTAGTTATACTAGCGTTATATACCTTAAATAATTCACAACTACTCTTAGTACAATCATCAGCAGTAGTATATGACTTTATTGAGCTATTAAGTTCATCTATACGTTTATCTATTTGAGATATCTCGGATGTTAGCTGAGTAATGCTCATACGATCTTCAGTCAGTTGTTCATATAATGCATTAAGTTTATCTCGTTTTATAATACGTGTACTTATATCGAATATACGTATTATTAGTATCCTAACCTTATCAGATAACTTATACATATCTTGTATAGATGTTTCTGGTATAGTATCTAGATTCTTATCAGTATATGTACTTACTTTAGATTGAAGATCAGTTAATTCTGATAGTATCTCACTATATTCACCTATTACTTTATTCTTCTGGTTTTCGTAATAACTAATCGAATTAGTTAGGTCTTCTAATAACTTCTCTAGATCAACTAATTCATTACCCATCATTTCTATTTTTACAGGTAATTCTACTAGATCATTTTTGTAGCTATCCCTACTTATATTAAAATAATCGGGTAAACTATGATACAACTGACGTAATATATGTCGAGTATTATCGATATCATATTCGATATCATTAGTTGTATATCTATTAAGTTCTTCAGTTACTTTAGTTATCCAGACTAAAAGAGTCTTTTCCTGATTCTCTAATTTAGCTCTAGTAGCTAAAAGAGTATCGAGTTGATCTGATGGTAACTTCTGGCTGATCAGTTGTTTATGTCGTTCATATAACCTATCGAGATTATTACTGTAGCTTGTAACATCTTTTCGTACTTTTTTATGTCGTTCAATAAATAATGAAATATCAACTGGGTTAACATCGAATATAAATCGTTTACGTTGAGCTGGAGTCATATCACATATCGGTAATGAACATTTCAATATAGTATGAATATTACTATTTAACTGAAAGTACTTTTCTATTAACTCCTTTTGAGTATCAAAATTTCTATTCTTATTCAAATTGACATGATTATGCATAAAGCTGTGACCATGATGAGCATCGTATATGAGATTATATTCTTCACCGTTATGCATTATTGTTAGATTCTTATAACCATTTTTACCAAAAGTTGATTTTATTGGGGGAAATGGAAATAACTCATGAAGTAATGAACTTTTACCGGAACCATTTGAACCGATAACTAATTGAGTCTTAGTATTAGATGTATCTATCTTTATACTTTTAATACGACTTACTTGTAACTTAATCGAATCTTGAAGTACTAGATTAGTTATTTTCATAAGGAATATCCTAGAGGAGATTTTTATGCCTAAACATGCTGTTGTTAAAACATTAGAATATATTAGTAAAGATCCTGATACAGGTATTCTTATATCAGTAGTCATGTATGAAACTACGGCTTTATCTAACACGATATCGTTTATTATCAAATATCCAGAAATGGCACCTGATAATTTTGAAATAGAGTGCGACGAATCATGTAATGTTAGTTCGATAGTAGAGATAATAAAATTTAACGTTTCTACACTTAAGATATCTCAACCGATAAATGGTACATGTCCATTATGTCAGAAGAATATCTACTATAAAGATGACAAGCTTGCATGTTTTAATATGAACTGTAGATCCATTGAGAATAGTTATAATACACTACGTAGACAGCTTAATGTAGTATTTAATATAGATAATCACTTAATCGAATATCTCTTAGTAGATACTAATAATCATAAACAACCGATCACATTAGTTAATATATTAAAACGATTAATGAGTAGACGTAGACGACTGAGCAATGTACCTGAAGATTATCATACAGGTATTGTTAGTAGTGTTAATTTCATTAGAAATAATATTTCAATATCTCAGTTCTTTAGAGCCTGTTCTATATTTGATATAGTTGGAGAATTGGAATTAATTACTACATTATACGACGATCTCATAACTAATGCTGTCATCGATAAGATGAACAATTATACCAATCTACTTGAATTACCGGTTATGGATAAAGATAGAGCTATGTTTGATTCAGTATTGAGTTCTAATATAGACGTATTCGAAGCGTGTGGTATTTGTAAATAATCCTTAACATTTCAGGTATATATTATCAACATGTACTATGTATATCGAGATTAAAAAATTTAATCATAGGAGGATAAGTGTCTCTATAAATGGAATGTGTAAAGCTTGGATATAAGTGTAGTAAATGTATTTGGCCTAAACTTGAGAAACGTCAGCGCAAACTGATGTTGAATTGTTTAGCTGAAGAACAACCGATCGCTAGTATCGCTAATAGATTGGGGGTTCAACGAACTGATCTGTTACCAGCTTATCGTTGTATCTTAGATAGACGCTAGCTGACAGAACTATAACCCGTGGTATTGAGCCACTATTTATCGAACAAAACGGAGGTAGAAAAAATGGACAAAACTGATGTAAAGAAGTATGGTGAAATTGCATCTTTTATCAAAGAGAATGCTAAACAAACATCTGATGCACCTGAGAATAATAAGTATCAGGTATCACAGGAGACATATCTGAAATATATGTCTGATCAGGGTATTACTAAAGATACTTTGAAGAAAGTATCGGTTGCAACATCCGATTATTATAACGGAGCTATTTCAGCAGCTAAGGATCTTATGCTTGCTGGTGGTGCCGATATTAAACAGGTTAGCATCAATACCCGTACTCCTGAAGGTGTTATGTCGACAAGATTCAAACAGCAGATCGATACCCGTAAGCCGACTACTGGCGAAGCTTTTGTTAAATATGGCGTCGCTAGTGTTAAGTGGGATGTACGTTCTAAATTTTCAAAAGATCTCATTATGGATGCAGCAAAAGAGATCGAGAAAATGTGTAATAAGTAATTAATAAGTTGAATGTTAAGTACCGAACAAACCGATTCGTTAATTGCGGATCGGTTTGTTTTTAAATATATTTACATTTGGAGGTTTTTAAGTTTATGTCTAATATAACCCGAAATTTAAAACGTACAAAATCCAATACCAATTTGAACTCAACTAAAGCTGTACTCAAAACCGTGAAAAACGTGAATAACAAAATTAACTTCGCTGAACGTATTGTACCTAATGCATTATATATCAAACTATCTACAAGTGAAATTAAGATAACTGAAATTAATAAAACAATCGCAGATACTCCGGTTGCTATGATCTTAAATCAAGATAATAGTAATTTTTCAGAATTACTCGACATCTTACAACGTCACGAAGAAACCTTATCTAAAGTTATTATTGATAATGATGCTGATTTTAAAATTATACCTTATGACGAATTTAAATCGAAAGCTATCGCTGAGCACGAAAGATTAGCTAAATTGTCCAGCGTTCAATAATTGAGCCGAACCTGAGCTACCTTGTTATCTAGCATCCATCCGATCCGAAACCTCCACGGATTTGGCTAGTTTCTCCTTTTAAAATTAACAAGGTAGCTCAGGTAAATCTCATCGAATATTAGCTATTCAGCTTGCAGATATAGCAAGCTGAATAGCTTTAATTTCTTGGAGTATTCATGATTATGCCCAAAATAATAGAACGTCGTTTTATGCATTCGATATGTGTTAGACCTAATAAAGATCGTAATGCTGTAATCGTTAGAGAACGTGTCAAATATGACAATGGCAATATACAGCCTAATACGAAAATGTTCATAGATCCTAAACGTAGTTTTTATATTACAAAAAAGAAGTATCAGACATATAAGTTTAAACCTGAGTATGAATATCTTAATAGATTAGATAGATATATCGTACCAGATGTCGATCTTCATCGTAAACTAGCTGAATTACAGAACATACGTGGTTATGCTAGAAATGATCAGTTATTTAAGTCGCCATATATTTTTGGTGCAGATATCAACATCGAAGCACTCGTCAAAATGAAATACCTAGATGATTTTCCTAATTCAACTATTAAACCTGTATATGGTTTCTTAGATATAGAAACATCAGTAGATACTGATGAGATTATGCTAATCTCATATATATGTGGTAATCAGGTATTTACTGCGGTATTAGAGCATTTCTCCTATAAAGATGAAAACAATTATCGGGTTAAAGTAGATGCTGAAGAATTACTCGCTCACTGTAATAATGAGCTAAATGAGTATGTAGAGAAATATCAACTTAAATTCGATATACATATATTACCAGACGAAATATCTATGATGAAATGGATATTTGGTAAGATCGATGAGATCAAAGCTGACTTTATTGGTATATGGAATATCAATTACGATATACCTAAAATAGTAGAAAGAATCTATCACCATAAGTATAATCCATCTCCGATATTTTCGAGTAGTGATATACCTAGCGAATATCAATATTTCAATTACTATGAAGATAAACGACCAGTTGATCATTTTTCACTTAAATGGCATTGGTTATATAGTACATGTCATTCTCAGTTTATTGATTCATTAGGACTATATTCACATTGTCGTAGAACTGCTGGATATCGTTCATCATATAAATTAGATAATGTTCTCCAAGATGAACTCAAACTTAGTAAACTACCTCTAGATGGTAAATCACATGTCATTGCTCAGAGACATCATTTTAAGGATTATGTTGCATACAATATATTCGACGTAGTTGGATTGAATATTCTTGAAGCTAAGAATATGGATATACTATCTTTAGCTACATTGAGTGGCCCATCACCGGTCGCTAAGTTTGCTACTCAAACTGTACGAGTTACTAATGATATGTATTGGGATCTAATTAAGAAAGGTATGATTCTAAGTTCAGTAAGTAATGATGATGATTTCATTAAACTTGATAAATTATTCATTAATGCCGGTGGAGCTGTTTTACCACCAGAACGTGTAAATGATGTCGGTGTAAAATTATCTATATCGGAGGATTGAGTTATGGCTAATCTAGAAACCGGTTTAAGTATACTAACTGTAGATGCCGATATGGTTAGTATGTATCCCAGTATCATGACAGCATCTAATATATCACGTATGACATTAGCTGCTGTTATATTTGAAATAGAGGGTAGAAGTAAATTAGATATTCAAGATTACTTTTCTAATCTCATAACTGTACGAGAGAATGCTGAATACCTATGCAATAAATTTCATAATCTGCCGTCATATTCTGAGCTACGTAAGATAATAGCTGATCCAGTTAAATAATCTATTTAGTAAATATCATTTTTAATGGGCAGTGGAGGGAACGTACAGATGCATTTTATTAATTTTATGGGTAGAAATAGAGTAGGTAAATCTACCATGGCTGATAATTTGTTTAAATTACTACTACGCCGAAATAAGTGCAAGATAGCTAAAGTATCATTTGCTGATCCTCTTCGCTATGAACTAGTTGAGCATTACGGTCTATCTGAAGATATTATATTTCAAAGAACTCAAGATAAGAATGGTGTATTAATAAATTTATCCGAACATCAATGTAGTAGTCAAGTAATTTCTTTATGGAAAGAATTTATTACGTCTAGAGAAATAACTGATACGATTACGTTACGAGAGCTATTTATCATTCATGGTACTCATATCCGTCGTGCTATTTCTAATGATTATTGGATTACAAAATTCGATGAGAATGCTCGAAAAACTAAAGCTGATATAATCATAACCGACGATATACGATATGAGAATGAATTTAATTACACTAAAGATCGATCATTATCTTTTTGGTTAACTAACGATCTAGTAAGTGAATCTGATCATGCTCAAGATAGTATATGTAAAATATATGATCAATATAGTGATCTGATAACACCGATTAATGTTAAAGTACCTTTACTCAATTATGAAGCTGAATGCATTTTGCGAGAAAGGATTATACCTCAAGCTATACAATTAAAAGGGTGTAGGAGTGAAAAATCAAATACTCGTTCTATCGTTCGACCTTGGTAGCAATTTAGGTTGGAGTAAAAATGTATGTACTATAAGACCTGACGTATCGATTAACGTTATAGATCATGGTACTATTTATCTCGATCAATTAGCTAATCGATATATGAAAACTGAATATAATGAAATATATAGTAGACATCGTATACGAATGATAGTATTTGAAGAAGTTATTCGTAAGTTGGTTAATTCGATGAAATTCGATAGTTTTGTTACAGAAGATATATTCTGTATGCCTAATCGTGTTACAGCATTTAGGTCATTAGCTATTTACATGGAATCGTTAGAACGAATAATAAATATAGAAAAGCATCAACGTTTATATGCTATACCACCTAATCTTATTAAAAAGCATATATCAGACTATGGGTTACAAGATAAGATAAAGGTCCAAAATAGTATCAGCGAGAATATTAATATTACAATAAAGAAACCTGAAAACATGACTAATCATGAAACAGATTCTATTGCTGGTTGTTGGGCTTTTCTTAAAGAATATTTGTTAGCACCTATCTGATATATCTATCATAACTACTAATTGGAGAAGAGAATAATGTCTAACTTACCATTTACTATAGATATTTGTGATTTGGATGATGTTGATGCTATAAAATTTTCAGCATCGGTTTGTTATCAACCATCTATAACTGAAGCTTTTGATCGTAAAGATAAAATTCAGATAGAAGAACAGTTGTATGATCCTCATCATCATACTACAATGGAGCATGCAGCTAATACTTATTCATTTATTATAGATAAAGTTCCTGTAAGTCTAGTGACATTTGGTCTACACGCTACTCATCCATTTTACAATACATCACAAAGAAGTGGTAGATATTGTCGATCTATGTTCTCTAATAATGACGAATACATTAACGAATTTGTCGATACATACTTCTCATTAGATAATGATCGTTTATTAAAATGGGTACATCAAGGTGAAGCTATTTTTGATAAATATCTACCTGAAATAACTGATGCCGCACACCACGCTTTAAATGTAGAACGACCTTACTTTATCGGTAATATTGATACTCAAGCTAAGCGTATAGCTCAAGAACAATTACGTGTGGTTCTTTCTACTATTACTCCAACAGCTTTAGTTTATACTGTAGATATTATTACATTGATAAGTATGTGGAATGCAGCTTGGAATACTCCACTGAATGATATTTTAGGTCGTATGGTAGACATAGCTACTGCTGGTACTAAATTAGAATTTCTAAAAACTAAAAAGAAATTATGGGCACCTTATACGTATCAGATGAGCGATACACTAGGAAATCTTAGATTATCTCCAAAATGTGTTCTTAAGAACAAACCAGTAATAGATTGTTCTAAGTTAGAACTACTTCATAAAGATATCGATCTACTTCACTTTCATCCGAAAATAAATGAAGATCTGAGTTTATCATCACTCATTAATACTGAAGTTGATATGTCTATCATGACATATGGTCAAGATCAACGACATCGTACCATCTGGAGATCAACTCCCCGTATTACTGGTAATTATTATGCACCACCATTACTAATCGGTAATCGACCATTACTACAAGAGATGACAGCTCATTTCAGTGAATTCTTTGATCTAGTAAAACTATACGGATCACCAGTTATGCATTTCTTTACACCATATGGTATCATGGTTAAATATGAGAAGATAGCTTCACCATCAGCATGGTATCATAGTCAGAAGAAACGTAAGTGTAATAATGCACAAGGTGAAATATCTGAGTTAGAAAAACAACTTGATCAGCAGTTAGCTGATATCGGTATAACTGATCTTCCGGATGTACCGTGTAAGACTGCTAAATGTCCTGAAGGTAAAAGATTCTGTGGACGTGATCTATCTAAACCAGTTTCACGTAAACTAATTTAATCGAGGAGAAATAAAAAATGGATGTTAAAGTTCATGTTGCTAGTAAAAATGATAATGATGAGTTGATCGTTGGTGGATCAATATCTGATGAGAATGGAGATTCTATTGGATTCGTATCTATTAAAGATGATACTACCAAACCTATTGGATTCGCTGATTCTCGAAAGATAGACCATCTTATTAATATCGGTAATATTACTATATGTACAGGTATCGGTAATGATGATAAAGCTATTATTATTAAGACAGTTGTAGCTGAACAGCGAATCGATATATATCATTATTTGCAAACTGATCAGATTACTATTTTTAGAGTAACTGATATTAAGGCCGTACCTAATTCTAATGATTTCGCTATAAGTGGTCTGATGTATCATAATGACAAGAAAGATGTCCTTATTTCAGTTATTGGTATATTAGATGAGAATCTTAATATAAAGACCATCATTCAGTATGATATGAGTGATAATAATTTAACCGAATATCATATCGACTCAATTACAGTCGAGGGTGATCAAATATATGGAATAGGTTCAGTTAGATATGAGGGTGTTATGGTAGGTGTAGCAGCTATGACAGATATCGGATTATCTACTAATAAAACTACTCTTATAGTTCAATCATCTACTAATATCGAAGTAGTTAGAGGCATTAATATTAGTATCAGTGGAGATCGTATTATCGGTAAATTTATTACTACTGATCATGATGGTAATAGTAATGCTATTGATATCATTTTTGATCGAGATCTTGAAGTTGTAAAGGAACTTGATAATACTGGTACGATCAATGTAGATGCTCACGATAATACTGATAACGTAGTTGATAACAGTTCTGACATAGAATTTGTCGAGGATAGCTTACACGAAGATCTTAGTATTAATTAGTATTAATTAAATATTAATATCATTTTATCTACTCAGACCTAGCTATGTCTAGGTCTGAGTAGGTATTATTCTATGTATATTAGTTAGTGTGATAAGGATATAGTATGTATGCTATCCAGATGTATTATAAATATATATTATCGATGTATATTGAAATTAATTTGTATCTGAAACCGGGTTAAATATTAATCGTATACGAGGAGACGTCATGATTATATATCAAAAGGGTGATTTCAAATTAGTAGATTATAAACTATGCGGCAGTAATACTGAAGAATTTAGGTATGTTGATATATGTCGAAATAATCTTCATAGTGAGTACGGTATCGATGCTAAAATATTTGAACGTTTCGTAACCAACGTTATTCCTAAAAGCGATCCTAATTATGATGATATTCGTCAGTGCTTCTGTTATAAAAAGAATCGTATTGTTGGAATGATAATCTATCGATATTTTCCGAACATATCTTATGTCTTAATAGATTATGTTACTGGATTAGCGACTGATCGATACTTGCTAATAGATACGATCGTGTCTTATTATCTGTCATGTAATTTCAATATGACAATTGATATAAAAGATAGTCAGAGATATAAGAAATATTTAATACATGGTACTAAATTATCTACATCATATGTTGGATCAGTATCTGATATTAAACAACGTTTATCTGACATATCGACTGATAGATATCATAGCTATTTGTTAAAAAATCATACTCAATATAAAAACTCTACGAAATTGATGACGACTGACTTCGATATAATGTATGAGTCATACCGATTCGATTTTGAGAAAATACTATATCCACGTGATACTAAGCATGCCTCTGATATAATGGATAGAGCTTATCGTATTTGGGTGGTATTGTATGATGATAAGGTTATCGGATATTACGAATTGATAAAATCATATGTAATATTTTATATCAAACCCGAATTTCGTGGACAGGGCTTAGGAACAATTATTTATAAATTGATAATCCAAACAGCAGAGCATCTAGGTAATGATATCATTATCCATAGAGCTCATACTACTAATCATCGATCAGAGATGATAGCGAAGAAACTATATAGTAATAAAAATATCAGTTTTGAATATAATATCCTACAGAGACATAAATAGTCCGATAGATGACTGGAGCATAATAGCTCCAGTCATCTTGGATTAATTTTTTAGTTTCAATAAGTGCTATCTAGATCGATTATAAATATATATTAATGTAGTGTATATATGTCTATTTCATTATCTCAATATATTAAATCTAGGAGGATGTTATGGATCGTAGTGAGGATGTTATACATATTCGGGATAAATATGTAAATCGTATTTTCCGAAATGTCCATGCTAAAATGAACATGGAGAAATCTGTGTTCGAAATTTGTAAAGAAAATAGGCGAATATCTGCGGAATATTTCCGTATAATGAATTCTCTCATTGAGAGTAAATTCGACCGATAACCAGTCGAACCAACTAAGGAGGAACGTCATGAGTATAGCGAAAGTAGTTGTTATAGCTGTTGTAGTAATTTTCAGTTCAGTCAATATCAGCAATGCCGCCCCCAGTGGTTCTGATAAAAATGTAGTTGATACAGTATTGAAGCTCGCTACTGGTGAGCTTGAAAAGATGTTGCCGGTAAGATGTATTATGGAAGCACGTGATCAGCTCAAGCACAAAAATGATCCGTATTACTACAATGATGCTATGCTTAGAGCGTCATATGATTCTACCCATGGTACCTATTTCGATGGTACCGATCCCAAAATTGCCGAGATTACGCAATGTGTTCTGAAGAAACTCGCAATAGCCGAAATGAAGCTCGAATATATCCGAGCCGATTACATCGATGACTCAATTAACAAATCGTTTAATTCAGCCCAGCTGAATATAAATGGTGTAACAACTACAATCGAATATACTGCCCAAGAAGTTCCTGAAGGTATATATATCGAAGTATTATTCAGCGACCGAGAGTTCGTTGATAACGTCGTTGAGGTAATCGATCAGATCTATCATAAGAAATGATCTATTTGATCGGAAAAAATACCACTACGATCCTGTACGAATACAGGATCGTAGTGGTATTCAATACTGATATTGTTATTTATTTTTTGAACATGCTATTAATTGTTTCTTGTTTCTCGTATAAGGTGATACGTAGTTCCGCCATTTCTTTAATAGTACGTTGTAACTCTAACTCATGATCGAGATTAATCGAAGATGGATCTATCATTTTAGATTCTTGATATACTCTATATAATTCAGAGGATACCTTAGTTAGAGTCTCTATTGCTCGAATTATTGCTATAATTTCTGCGGTATTCATGGCGTAACCTCGATAACCCGATTCTCAATTCTGTTAATATCAGTAAGTATTTTAGTTAAGGTTGAAATCACATCAGTAATTAATTTTTCTTTTTCAGTTATAGTTACTGGCATAACTTGGGTACTTTCCCATATCTTAACGATACTCGTATAATCCATTAAAGCTACAGCTAATTCTACTAATAACCTATTACCATTATTAACCATAGTCTTAGCTTCAGGATCAGTAACTGTAGCTTGTAATTCAATTAATGAGGTATTTATCTCCTGTAAATATTTTGTATAAGTAGTTACATTAAGTTTAGCTTGATCTAAACCGTTATGGACAGCTGGATTATTACCCACACATGCAACCATCATTAACCACATTATCGACAATACGACTACAGTTTTATAATTCATTTGCATACCAACCTCCTTTTTCTCGTAATGATTGAATTTCCTTAGTAACTTTATCTTTTATTTCACATTCATCCCTAAAGAAACATATTGTGCAATCTATATCTATCTTAGATAGTTTATTTTCAAGTAGAGAACTACGGATATTAATTTCTCCAACATCTGTATCTACCGTAATATCTGCTAAGTATCTACCATACTTATCAGTATCTTTTACAGTAGAAACTTTAAATGTTCTATCAGATAAAATAGAATGTACTAACGCTTTAGCTTCTAAAGCTAGTTTCTTTTCGTTATTACATCGAGGTTTAAATAACTCAGGTGTATCGATACCAGCTAATCTGAATCTATCAGTTTTTCTAATATCAAATCCTAAATCTATTTCAATATCTAATGTATCTCCATCGATAACTTTAACTAGAGTACACTTATCATAGACGTAACCTAATTTACCCATATTTTATCCTTATATAGTGTGTAAAGTGAGTGGTATATTATTAGTATATTACTCACCGTGTGTATGTTACTTATCCTCTAAATCCACGAAGTAATCCAAATGTCTGATCCTTAATATTAATAGAGTATTTATCATCATACATCATTGCCATTTTAAGCATATCCTCAGCTGTAGCTTCGAATAGAATATGAGGATTATAACTCTTAAGTAAATTACTGATACTAATAGTAAATATCTTATCGATTTTAGCATTACCGATTGTACCATCTATATCTGATAATGAAATATCCGAAATAGGTGCAATACCAACAATACTCTTATCGAAATCTATCCACTGAAATGCCGCTGATAGTTTGGTATTATTCATATCAACGATTGTATCTTCGATGGTATCTAAAAACTGATCAGGATCATTAAAATTATTAGCTTTAGATGTATCTACTAATAATCTTTCATATACCTCACGAAGTTGATCTTTATTATCGATATTATTAATATTAGTCGTAGTCCAACCATTTGCAAAGTATGGTTTGATAGCATTCTTCTTAAATAGTTTAGCAACAAGTCTCATACCAGGAACTGAGTTAGATAGACTATCATAATTAGTGAATATTTGATTAACTACGAATTTACCATACTTGGTATCATCAGATGAGGTATTATGATCTATCTCAACGAATTCTAATTTAAGTACTTTGATCTTAGGAGCTAATACATTCTTACGAATACTTATTTTCCCAATATATAGAAAGTATCCAGGTTTTATAATAACTAAAGCCTGTTTACCATTAGCCTTCTTGTTAAGTTTATTAAACAGCATTGCATTCAGCAACTTATCATTATTAGATGCAATAACTGATCCGATAGATGAAACGAACTTCGTATTACGACCACCAAACTCCCACATCCTAATTTGGTCATCTCTTACATTAACTGGTATCAAAATTTCATCACCAATATGCTGTTGAGAACTCATCAGTTTTGGCATATCTGGTATTACGAAATCGAATGATTCACCATTTTCATTTACATCAGCGATTACTCTACTTACTTTTAATTGTGACATAGTTACTTTCTCCTCAGGATGATTGGTTAATTGACTTACCTAACTGTAAGTCTTACAAAACTAAACGGTGATATTTGATAATAGATCGTCTATATTCTCACTACTCTCAGTATCTTTCTTAACCGCATATATATTCTTTACACCTTTAAATTCACCATCAATATCGTCTGGTATACCATATGGTTCAAACTTATATGCTATGAACTTATGAGACTCTGGTGTATTATTAACATAACGATGTTTTCCCCAATTCATAGTTAACCACGAATTACCTTGTTCATCTCTTTCAATATGCATATAACATACGAAGTCTACTTCTCTGGTAATACCATGACTTCCAGCCATATGTCGTTCAGAAAAATGTTTGACTGGATGGGGGCATCCGGTACCAACTATATCACTAGCGGCTCTATTAAGCTGAGCTGATGTAAATAAAGTTGTACCTACAGCTTTAAAATAATTACACACTTTATTGAAATGACTCTGAATCAGAGAATGATCTTGACTCCATCCATTACCAGGCATTTTCATCTGAGATAGATAATCTATAATAGTAGCAACTATTCTGAAACCAGAATTCTCATATTTCTCCATTAATCTTACCATCTCATCATAACCGAATGTCGATGGTAAATAACGTTCTATTACGAATGTATATGGGCTCTTATTAAAATATTCATATATACTGTCTACCATAACATCTGATGGCATATCTTCAGATGGTTCTACACCATTTAATGTAACGTACATTTGCTTGAACATTTCGATCATATTCATGTATCCGATATTCTCTAGAGTTATGAATAATATCATAGGTTTTTTAGCTGATGGTGGTGGAGTATTATAAGTAGCTATCCATCTAGCTATATTGATCAACATACCTGATTTAAAATTATGCATCAATGCGCAGAATAATACAGATTCTCCTAATGCAAATCCGCCTCTTGGTCCACACATTCTATTTAAGCCTTGTATACCAGTTTTTAATACATGAGCGACCTGTCGCTCTTGGTATAGATCATATGCGGCTTTTATAGTATTTTTATTACTAAAATCTATAAGTTCTACTGCACCACTTCTACCAATTACTGAATCTATATCAACGATCTCATGCTTAAGATCGTTAATAGTATCTTTCATCTCAAGTAGTTTATCTTCTTGTTCACCTAAGTCGTATGATAGTTTGCAACTATGCAGTAAACTATAAAGTTTTGTTACATAGTTTTTACTCTTATACCAGATAACTATATTTGAAAGCTTCTTAGATATATCAGCTAATCTAGTAGGGGATACTTGATTATTAATCATCTCTCGTAAAATATCTTTAATCGTCTTATCACGTTTGAATATAACATTATTTAAATATCGTTGGATGATATTAGTAATATCAGCTTTATTGGTATCGATAGATAATTGTTGTGATATAAGTTCTTTGGAGATAGATATGTATAGATTACAATAGTTAACATCATTAGAACTTAAACTAGATACTATATCGTCATATAAACCGAATAATGTATCAGCTAATACTTTTGTTTTTTCAGTATTATTTCGTGAAACTAGAGTTAGTAGCTCGTAAAATGTAGTAGCATCAATTTGCATAATATGATCTTCTCCTAGTGTTAAGATTACAATTAACTATTTACAATTATCTATAACTAAAAGATAGTCGCCAAGCTTAAAAAATGCGATATTATGATCGTATTTATTATACCAACATTTTATACTAGGGAGATATTTGTAATATGCTTACATATTTAAAACATACTCGGCAGACTGATAGATCAATGATTATTAATTCAGTCATCATGGCCCAATTAGATAATTTATATATCGGGCTACATATAAATAAACCTGAATATACAAAAAGATCAGTAGCCCATCTTATAAAAATAAGAGATTGCAATAGAACCGCAATACGTAATACAATAGCCTTATGTAAATTAAATGAAGTAGAGACTATAACCACCGATCAGTTATCTCAAATAGATTATCATCTGAGTAGTTCACCTATATCTACAGTATTTGGAGGATTACATACTGAATCTATTCTTACTGCTAATAGATCACCTCTACATAGTACTGAATATCAGATTATGTATGCCAAACTAATCCTAGCATTATGTGGGATTGATGATTTTAATGAGATGAATGCAATAGTAGTACCTTCATTTACATCACAGGATAGTAGTTATACGATCAATTTAGTAAGGTTCGCTATTCCATTATCGATTTCTAGTAATCGTAATGGTATCAGATGTTCTAATGCTAGATCTATTAATGACTTAGTATCTCAATTACGATCATCTGATATATCATTAGATAGGGTTATACCTTTATTCAAGTTAATAAATATCGATGTATTACCAGATTATTCATCTGGCATTGGTATTACTAAGACTACTATTGAAAAGAAAATATCTTCTGATAAAGCTAATCAATACTTTAGCCATGTAATAGGATCTATCGGTATATGCGATACTATGAGACCCAGTCTAGAAGCCGATTTTACAGATACAGTCGATCCTGGTGGATCTGATGTATCTGATGACAATACTAAAGACAAATCAATTGAAACTGATGAAACTACTACTAAATTAACTACAGATGATCCAGTAGAATCTACTGAAGATCAACCTGTAACAGATCCTTCAAATCCTGATAATCCACAACCTGGTCAAGACCAGATTGGTGGTGAAAATAATACAGATGACGCTAAAGGTATGTTCGGACTCAATCTTGAGCTCCCGAAGAATGAGACGCTGGATGATTTTCTATACAAGATGACAGTCGCTAGTAAGATAGATGAGATCGTAGCATTCAATCATGATAAGTTGTCAACTGAGGTAGTTTCTGTACTTCAGCGTTGGAAGTCGTTGTTTTTGTTCTTAGTTGCTGTATCTGAAACTAAGAAGATTCTGTCTAAATTTAAAGTAAAAATAATCTAAGGAGAAATTCCCATGTCGATGTCTAACTTTCAACAGTTTGTCGCTAGCCTCGAATCGATGAATATCCGTCATGCTGCGGATAGTCTTCCATTAAACGAGCAAGCACATATTGGTAGTATTTATGGTTATGTAAAAGAGTTTATAGTTGAAACCAATCTTGTACCAGCAGAGAATATTGCATCATTAGAAAATTTCGATACACCTATCCGTAGTTTCAATAATTCAATATCTTTGACCGATATTGGTGCAGATCGTATTATCGAACTTTGCCGTAATTGTGGTATTCAGCATCATTTGAAATCAGCAGTTGAATCAGTATCTCTTTGTATTAATAACTACACAAATGGTTATGGTCCGGCTGTACATTTTGCAGCAGCAGCTCCTTCCGTAGGTCATTCAGATTTCGATATGAGATCTTTTGATTCTATCTATTCTAAAGGCGCTATGGAGTCTCTCGTAATGTCTCCGAAAGCAGCTCTTGAGTCTTTTGGTGCTTATGTCGATAATACCATTACTGATGCAAAAGTTGCTATTACTGTAAGTATTCTTCGTTATCATCGGTCTATTATTCATCGGTTGATTCCTAATATTCCTACTGATTCAAATATCGTTACTTACAAGATTGATCATATGGAAGTATATGACCTTACAAAATCTCGTAGCGATAGTGCCGCAGTACGTTATGACGATAAACATCGTACACCGTTTGTTGACTTGTATTTTGATCCGTCACCAGCGAATACATCATTGAAGCCGATTATTCTTCGTACTGCTAATGATGCAGTTGCTCCGAATAATAAACTTATTGCTGAGAATGTTGCAAAGATCGGTAAAGAACTTAATATGTTCGATTACTCTATCGATGCTGGTACTATCGGTTATACTCATGTAGACTATACTGATTTGGTAGGCGATTCTGTTATGCTGAAAACTTTATATTTCAGCGTTACTGACGGCGTTACTACTGAAATGATATCTGTTCCAGTAATTGACCATGCAAGTGCTCGTATGATCATGACTGCTAATAATCGTGATTCGGCGGATCGTGTTTGTACGATGGATGATGTTGCAGTATTCAGTAATACTACAACCGTTGTTGGTGGAGCAGCATCTGCTCTATTGTCAGGTCTGTCGCTTGATGCAATCGTACGTTTAGGATACAATGTAGCTGGTTCTATTAATCTTAAAACATCTAACGTTATTGTTCATGGTTCAGTATCTCCGACTATTACCACTAAATCAGGTAATCCAGTTATTGCTGCTGATCAGACGCTGTTTGGTACTCTTACTATTACTTTGGTTGGTTATGAAGTTGATGCTAAGTTTAGTGAAGAGAACGTTCGTAAATCTACCAAATCTCTTCGTATTCTTACGAAACCTGCTGGATACGAGATCGCTGGATCTTCTAACTTCATCGTTCAGTATTCTCTAACTCAGACTCGTCCTGAAGTAGTTATTGACGGTCTTACTAAACTTATGTCTATCGGTATCGACGATCGCGGTGTAAAGCTGATCATGGATACGATGGCTAATGTTCGTGATCGCGTAACTGCTGAGAATGCATTGGTTAGTGATAACTATGTTCGTAAAGTTGGTAATGATTTCGTAGCTGGTCAGCGAGTTAAACCTTTCATTTACATGGATACTCTTCAGATCGACCCTAATCTCGTTAATATGAGATCTGGTGAGAAGTGGGGTGATATTCGGTCAATGGCAGAAGAATTTCTTCTGAATGTACTTGTTCGTATCTTTAATGAATCTTATTACCATATGGAACTTGGTGAGGGTGAGAAACCTGTATTCAACGTTCTTACATCTGGTTGGATCAAAGATTCTTTGTTAACTGTTCCGCATTATCACAGTCATCTCGGTGATAGTGCTAAAGATGCAGTTGCTGATGGCGCAGTTGAATACCGCCGTACTTTACCTAATGGTACAGTATTGAATGTTATTACTACTACATTTAATTTCATGAGTGACAAGATGTTGCTCGTACCGGTTCGTCCTAATCGTATGGAGTCAGTTCTTAACTTCGGTCAGAATCGTGAACGTGGTACTTATATCACTCAGGTAACTCCGACGATGGATGGTGCAATCTTCAATAGCTTACTTGGTAATACTCGTGAGCAGGTTATTGTAACTAATCCAGTTGGTGCATTATTGACTGTTAGTAATTTATCAGCTATTTTTAATGGTATTTCTACTCTTGGTCTGTAATAGTTAAGCATAATACAATTTAGTACTTAATACTCATCAGCTCTCGTTATGAGAGCTGATGAGTATTTTATATATATATATATTATTAGAGTATAATCGTTACAGTTAATTAATATTAAAGGAGAGTAACTATGTCAGAGAAATTTTTGATAATGATGGTTGGTTTACCTAGATCAGGTAAAAGTACTAAAGCTAAAGAGATGGGATATCCAATGGTTAATCCTGATTCGATAAGGTTAGCATTACATAGTACAAAATTTTGTCGTGAAGCTGAGCCTATGGTATGGGCTATTACTCGGTATATGATTAAATCTTTATTCATTGCGGGTCATGATGTTGTAATATTAGATTCAACTAATATTACGGTTAAAAATAGAAATACCTGGATCGACGAAAAATGGGTAAGAAAGTTTTATACAATAGAAACTCCAGCTGTAGAATGTATTAACCGTGCTATATCTGAAGATTATCACGAATTAATTAGCGTGATCACTCGTATGAGTACTATATTTGAACCAGTATCAGACGATGAATATACTTCTTGGGAACATGAGTATCATAAGCGCTGAGATCATATTTTTAGAAATTAATCATCTATTATAGAGGATATCTACCATGCTCGAATATAAAGCTACTATGGAACAACATGGCAGTAAAGAAGTATGTATGAATGAAGTTAGTCAAGATGGATATGCCATTCAATTGATCGATAATCCTGATAAGGATGTACAACTAGCTGCTGTACAGCAAAATGGAGATATTATTCGGTTCATCTCTGATCCCGATGAAGATGTACTACTAGCGGTTAATACTAAATAACTGAGAGGATATTACTATGCTTAATCACAAAGCTACGATGGAACAACATGGCGGTAAAGAAGTATGTTTGAATGCTGTACAGCGAGATGAATCTTTTATTCAATTCATCCATGATCCCGATAAGGATATACAACTAGCTGCTATTCATCATAATAAGTATGCTATTAGACTCATAACTAATATACATAAAGAAGTTCAATTAGAAGCTGTTAGATGTGATGGGAAAGATATTCAACTCATCCATAATCCAGACAAGGATGTACAGCTAGCTGCTGTACAGCAAAATGGATATGCTATCACATATATACATAACCCGGACAAAGATATTCAGTTAGCTGCTATAAATTATGATACATATGCTATTCGATTCATCCATGATCCGGATAAAGATATACAGCTAGCTGCTGTACAACGGGATGGATATGCTATCAAATTCATTCATAACCCGGATAAGGATGTACAGTTAGCTGCTGTACAACAGAATGGATGGACGATTCAATTAATCTATAACCCGGATAAGGATATCCAGTTAGCTGCTGTACGGCAAGATAGATCGTCTATTCAGTTCATCGATAATCCAAACAAAGATGTACGGCTAGCTGCTAATTATAAATAACCAAGAGACACTAATATGCTTAATCACAAAGCTACTATGGAACAGCATGGCGGTAAAGAAGTATGCATATCAGCTGTACAACAGAATGGATATTTAATTCATTTTATCAATAACCCCGATAAGGATGTACAGTTAGCTGCTGTACACCAAAATAGGCTGGCTATTCAGTACATTAATAAGCCAGATATGGATGTACAGTCAGCTGTTATACAGAATAATGGAAAGGCTATCCGATTTATCTATAATCCTGATAAGGATATACAGCTAGCTGCTGTACAACAGGATGGTGAGGCTATTCGGTATATTCCTAATTCTGATAAGGATGTACAGTTAGCTTCTGTACGTCAGAATGGATGGTCTATTAAGTACATATATAACCCCGACAAGGATGTACAGCTAGCTGCTGTACAGCAAAATGGACGGTCTATTAATTTCATCCATAATCCTGATAAGGATATACAGCTAGCTGCTGTACAACAGGATGGTGAGGCTATTATGTATATTCCTAATTCTGATAAGGATGTACAGTTAGCTGCCGTACAAAAATAGTAACTAACTCTACCGAGTGCTACTCGGTAGAGTTAGTTATTCTAATATAATTATATTATTTTTTATTTTTATTAATACCAGCTATAATGCATTCCGCCATCCAGTGATCTATATTCATATATTCTTTTACTAGCATAGCAAAACTTTCTAATAATGATGCCGTAGCATTAGATGCTACAACTAATTTTTCTAATTTAGCTATATCTACTCCATCATTCTTTTTATTATAAAGCTCTTTAGTTACTTCATCCATAGCTTTATATAAACTATCTAATCTTGATGTTATCCTAAATTGAGATATACTATTTGAGATATTAGATGTACTATTAAGTTTAGCTTTATAATCTCTAAGAACTGATTTTACTGCTTCATCCATTTCTTTCATAGATGAAAATACTTCACCGAACATCATGTGAGATCTCGGTAATCTAACGATAACTACTTCTGTCAGATATTTTATATTAGCATCTGATAAATCCGCCCCACTCATATTGAATATGTTTGCAATAGACGCTTCAGCTGATTCTAGATCATTAGCTTTAAGATAAGCGCGTAGTCGTTTATATGATTCAGTTAGTTTATCAATACGCGTATTCATATCGAATTTAGTAAATGAATCATTACAGTATGCAGATATATCAAAAGGTTTTTTAGTAAACGGATAGAATGGCACTATAGCTTTATGTATATCTGTATAGTTAGCTTTAGTTAATCTTATATATTCTACTTGATTCTTATCAAGTATTAGTCGTAGATCACTAGCTTTTACTGTAGAGAAAAATCCCATAACATTTCTAATGCTATACATAACTTGTCTTGCTAAAAAATCATGTAAGCCGATAACGACATTACGAGTAGTAGAGATGATATTCTCTTGAGATGCTGATGAATTCATTCGTTTATACATACGAATGCTATCCAGTATCTCATCAGCTGATGATGGCACATTATCTATATTATCCAATAACATTAGTTATATTCTCCTATTCGGGTAAGTATTGATCGAGTAAAAACTCGATATTCATTTTATTAGCAAATAGAGTATAATAGCGAAAGTTAAGTAAATATCCATTAAGATATTCGTTAGTTTCGGAATTATATCCGATCTCGATTACATTTACATTACCATTCATTCTATACTGAGGAAGTATATCATCAGCCGATGGAATAACAATATCATTATTAACTGGAGTACCATCAATTATTTCATTATCTAATTGAGCTATAATTACCCCACTATATGGATCACCTGGGTATATATTCTCGAATAATGTCATCATCGATTTGATAGTTTCATCATAAGTAGTGACTGAGTCTCCACCAGTATTTAGGTCATAGTGGCTAAACATCTTAGGTGGTGTATCAGTGAATCCATAACTATGATAACCGTTTGTATACGAAAATACTATACGTTTAACTAATGATAAAGTCATATATGGTTCAGAATGTATTGTTGCTAGTACATCATAGTTTTCATTATAACTATCTATACGAATAGTGTCTTTAGCTATAGGATTCGTACTAGCATTAATTGCAGTATTTAAAGGTATCGAATTTATACCATTAGATCCGATTCTAACTAATTGACTAGAAACATCTGATAATTCGGGTAGTGGAGAAATGTATTTTAAATGAACCGTGCCTTTGGTCTGATTGAAAATATTAGTGAAGTTTTTGCGTACCTTGGTACCCAGTACAGTCACTGGATTATCAGTAGTAAAAATAGGTGGAACTGGTAAAAATGTTTTAGTTATTTGTCTTTGCCAGAATCCCATAGAGTAACACGATATACCATCATATTCTTCTATACCAAAAGTACTATGATCATCTTGAAACATAGTATTAACTTCTATTGTAGATATATCTTGATTAGATGCATCAAATGCTATATTAATACGGTGCCAATTATTAGGTAACATCTGAACATCAGCTAATAATTTACCTAAACTACCAAATTGTTCAGTAGCTAACGTGACAAGATTAATTTTCGCATTACCTAGTAATTCATTAGCTGAATTGTAAATATTAATAGATAAGGCTGATCTATCTAGCGGATAACAAAATAATGTATAACTTGTTATACCTGATAGTTCCTCAATAATATTATCTCTGAAACCATGTTTACCTGGAGTAGCACTTTCATTAAATAAAAAGAAGTTCTGATCATCAGATGGAGTTAATATAAAAAGTGCATTACTACTTATACGACTTCCACCTTGAGGAATAATATCAGCTAGATCTCTACTATTAAGAGCACTATTTCTATGTTCTCCAAAAATAGGAGCTGATGGAATTCCATATGAAAAATCTATCGGTAATGTATTGGCAGGAGCTTCTTTAACTCTACCATTAATATCGATATAATTCATAGAACATCTACGTTCTACATCAATTATCGTATCAAAATTAATAGCTGGTTCAAATACAAATGCTGGAGGTTCCGGTAATGGAATACCTGGAAGTTTATATCTAAATAATTCATTATGAGCATTAGGACTAGCATCATGTCTTTCGATTATATAATTCGCTACATCTAAATTTACTACTCTATCTAGATTAGTTAGATTATCAACATCATCTCTAGTTGCAAATTTCTTTACATCTAGAAATGCTTCAATAAACTCTGGTAGTGTCATTATGACACCGTACTTTTCTACATATTCGTTATATAAGAACTGAAAGAATTCTATATCGGATAGATTAAATGTAACATTATGCGGATTAGTATTATCTGACAAATGTTTAGTGAATAATGTCCGTAATGGTGAAACTGTACCAGCAATCGATTGAAGATCATGAATGATATCTAATATATCCTGTATATTTTTAGATTGACCAAAATCGTCATGTATACCGATACGTAATTCTGCTTCAATGCGATTCCAATTCGATAGTATACCTATTACCTCATGTTGATCCATGGACTAACCTCTCTGATTAAACCCGTGAGTTATTGCTTGTATATCAGACAATTCTAATGAGTTATTGTACAAGTAGACACGGGATAGTCTAATAGTACCAGGTTCTTTATAAGCTAAATTTGGACATATAAATAGATAATGCGGATCTATATCGAATTGTTTATTAATATTAGGAAAAGATATTTCGTAATAAGAATCATTTACAGCAACATGTCCAGATAGAGTATCTCGATTTACATTAATAACTATAGAGAAATCGATATCATCTCCTATACTTATTGGATCTATTAAGCTACCAGTTAGATCAGTCCTGTAATTATCAAAACTCACTACTAATTTCATATAGTTATTATATCCATCAGTATATGGAACTAATGATAGTGCTAAGAACGATTTACTTAATCCAGTTAAGTTTATTAGATCTAGAGTTTTATCTGATAGGAAGTTTATATTACCTCGGACTTCTATTGCAAAATTAATCTTATTAAGAACAGTAAAAACATTAAGTACTTTGGTATACGATGAATTTATATTACTACGTAATGCCATTAATGTCGTAGCATATTGAGGAGTCATCGTAGAACTGATCAAATATATTTGATGTTGGTAATAATAATCCATGAACTTCCTATATATACCGATCTCAGTAGTCTCACCATATTCAGTTAAAAAATTAGCTATTTCTGGAGAAGTATCAAAAGGTATTTCTGCACGATCTTCATATGTCTCATAATCTATAATCGGATCGGATGGTGGATACATCGCTAAGCGTATATTAAGCTGACCTAATACCTTAGCAAAATCACTTTTATCAATAACCTTATATAGCATACGATATACACTTTCTGGTGTAACACATACGCACGGAGAATAATGATTTACTGACATGAGATTATCTAGCTTATTAGCTATTTGATTATCATGAACATATAAACTACTGTCATGCATTTTATTAATATAATGAAGCATTACTCGTAATGATACAATACTTTCATATAGATCATCGTATCCATCTTCATTAGGAATATCATAAATATCATAACTGAATATCATCCAATCGATCATTTCATCTTTAGGTCCATCGTAATAGCCTTTATTAACGAACGATTGATATAGAGCATCTATGGTAAAATTCGTTAGTAACGTATAGTTCAATTTATGAGCATCGTTACCTATCTCATTCATATGTGCATCTATTAATTCGAATAATGTTTGAGTGGTATCATCATCAAGTACGTATTTTATGTACTTTAGTACATCGGTTAGACATTTAATAGTAGCTGGAGATTGAGCTAATTTACTATTATGTCTAGATATGGTCTCGAACCGTTTAATTGTATTCACTGTATCCCTCGGAGGAAAAAGATGAGTCTTTTATCAACACTCAGTGCTGAATCTAATATGCCTATGTTTTCACTTAATACAGGAACTCATTTTGATTTAGCTACTGGAGTATTTTGTCCAGGTAAAGATGGCCACATGATATTAGATGGTGGTCTATATATGACTAATTCTGTTGCCGGTAGAGCTCAGACATATAAGACTTCAGTTTCAGTAGGTTATTTTAGTAAGGTTCTTAGAAACTACGCTAAATCAGAAGGTATATGTTATGATTCTGAAATGTCCTTACGTAATATCAGTCGTATAATAAATCTAAGTGGAGTAAGATCGGATGACGATTTAGCCTCTCGAATTATGTTATACGATAAAAGTGATATGGGTATGGAAGAACTGTTCTCTATGTTCCGTAATATATGTCATGAAAAAATAAAACGAAAAAAGGAACTTATAGCTGAGACACCATTTATCGATATCAAAACAGGAAAATGTCATAGATCATGGATACCAACCATTCTATTGATTGATAGTTTCACCGAATTAACCTCAGTTAAAGATGATGAAATTTATGATAAATATGAGCTAGGTGATAGTAAGACCAATACATTAGCTATGAATGAAGGTCGTATAAAAACATCATTTATGCGACAGTTACCATTAATGTGTAAAAAGTATGGTCTATATGTTATATTAACCGCTCATATCGATAACAAGATCGAAATGGTTCCAGGAGTTATGTCAGCAAAAGATGTTCCAATGATGGGTATGAATGATAAACTTAAAGGTGTTGGTTCTAAATTTAAGTTCTTATCATCAACTCTTTTACAAACTAAAAAAGCTACGGTAATGCTTGATTCAAATAAAGCTTGTCAGTACCCGACAGATTATTCATCTGATGTTGAATTACAGGAGATTCAGTCTATAATATGTCGAAGTAAGAATAACGTTTCTGGATCTATAGTTAACCATATTAGTTCGCAATACTTCGGCTTACAAGAGCATCTCGAATATTATGATATCATTAAATCATCTAAGTCAGCTTTACTAACCGGTACTCAAACACAGAAATTAGCTATCATAGATCAAGAATTTGATCGAAAGACTATTCGAGGATTAATTGCATCTAGTTATGAATTTCGTAGAGCATTAGAGGTATTAGGTCAATTTGTATATGTACGTAATAATTGGAACTTACCTGAAATACGAAAGATAGGATATGTTGAATTCGCTAAAGGTCTAACTCAATCGAAAGAGTTACTTCATCGCATTTTAAATAGTACTGGTATTTGGACTTTTACTGATGTTAAGTCTGAACGAGAATATTTATCTCTGATCGATATAATCGGATTAATTGGTAAAGCTAAATGATATATACGTCATATTTCGCTAAATATAAAGGTAAGGATGGTATATCTATCGCACGATATACGCCTAAATGGTTTAACGGTGATATCTATCTTAAATTAGCTCCAGAACCAACATTACTTTATGAATATCGACATAAGCTGATCACGATAGATGACTTTGAAGACTCATATCGCAATGAGGTCCTTAGTAAGTTATATCCTGAAGAGGTAATCGCTGAAATTGGTGATAACCGAGTTTTACTATGTTATGAGAAATCATCTGATTTTTGTCATCGACATATCGTCAGAGCTTGGTTAAAAGAACATGGTATTTTATCAGAGGAACTTACAAACAAGGATTGATTTATGGCAGATATACAGGATGATAGAATTCAGTTATATATTGAGTCGATCGTTAGTGCTAAAGTACATGGTATTTCACAACAACTCCAGCAGTTATTGATTCAGAATGAGATATTGAATAATAGTATTGAAGAACTACAGTTACAAGTTAGTTCATTAGAAGCTCGAATTACTGCATTAGAATAACACACCGTCGTAGTCATCATCCTACATCTAGCATAATCGCTAGATGTAGGATGATGCTATATTTTTTATTTTGCAACGGTCTATATCGCTAATCAGCCATACAATAGACACATTGGCCACGGTAGTATTTATTAATTTTAATCGTAAGGAGAACGATAACTCATGCTACCCAATATTCCTACCCAATTCGATACACTACAAGAGTACATCGAAGCGGTAGCTGGTGCCAAAGACCAAGCTGTATCGCAGGCTGTTGAAGTTGAATTAATTGATATTCGACAGGATGTGGCTGCATTACAGATTACGGTTGGCGACATCGCTGCTTTAAATGAAAACATTTCTGCTAATGAAGATGTTGCAGCTAATACTGCTCATCGATTAACTGTAGCAGGTAACCCCCATTTAGTAACAAAAATCGAGGTTGGATTAGGTAGTGTACCTAATCATGACTTTACAGCTGAAGTAGCTCTTAATACCGCTAAGATCGGTATTACCCCTGAACAGGCTGCTGCTATCATAGCTAATACAGCTAAAGTAGGTATTACTGTACAGCAGGCTGCGGACATCATTAGTAATAACGATCATCGTTCTACTATTACTGGTAACCCTCACCAGGTAACTAAAGAAGAGGTTGGTTTAGGTAATGTACCTAATATCGACTGTACTAATGCTAGTAATATTACTACTGGTGTATTACCTAATAGTGTTATTCCACCTATTGCAATCACTGATACATATTCAGCATCTAATGAATCTGAGATGCTAGCTCTTACGGTGGAAAAAGGTGACATAGTCGTTCGTACAGATCTTAATAGGTCTTATGTTAACCGTAGTGGTGCTAACACCGAAATGGCTGATTGGCAGGAGCTTCTTACTCCTACTGATACTATTTTAAGTGTTAATGGTCAGACTGGTACTGTAGTTCTTACAACTACGAATGTAGCTGAAGGTACCAATTTATATTTTACTGATACTAGGGTTAGTAATAGTCCTGATGTAGCTCTTAATACAGCTAATCGTCATACTCATGCTAATAAGTCTATACTAGATGCCACCACAGAATCTTTTACTACTCAAATATCTAATGCTGTTGACTTAAATACAGCACATACGGCTACTATAGTTGGTAATCCCCATCAGGTAACTAAAGCTGATGTAGGACTTAGTAATGTACCTAATTATGACTTTACTACCGAAGTAGCTCTTAATACGGCTAAGGTTGGTATAACTCCAGAACAGGCGGCGGCTATTGTAGCTAATAGTGCTCATAGATTAACAACGACAGGTAATCCTCATCAGGTAACTAAAGCTG